CGATACGGCGCGAACACCCAGGCACAGGAGCATTGGAATGGCGAAGCAACGCGGCAACAACAGCAACAACGGTGGCGGCAACAACGAGCCGGACCCCGACGAGGACGAGCTTAGCGAGGCCGTGATCAACACGATCACGCGAACCGTCAACGCCACCGTGACGGCGCACCTGTCGCGCAAGCTCGGGCCGGCGCTGAAAGAGGCCCTCGGTACCGAGCTGACCGAGATCCGCGACACGCTCACCCAGATCGCCGGCGGCAAGCCCAACGCAGGCGCGGGCGGCGACGGCAAGGGCAACGAGGGCAAGGGCCAGAATTCCGGCCAGCCCGGAACGAACGGCCAGCAGCCGGCGCCGTCGCTCAAGGATGACCCCGAGGTCGTGGCGATGCGCAAGCGGCTCGCCGCGCTCGAGGACGAGCGCAAGAAGGAGCGCGAGACCGCGCAGAACAACGAGCGCGACGGCACGCTCCGCGAGATCCTGACCGCAGCGAAGATCGATCCGAACCGGATGCGCGGCGCGATCGCGGTCGTGCGTGATTCGGTCAAGCGCGACGCCGAAGGCAAGCTCGTTTACAAGGCGCAGCGCCAAGGCTACGTCGACGATCTCACGCTCGAGGACGGCGTGGCCGAGTGGCTGGCGACCGACGAGGGCAAGAGCTACCAAGCGCCCGCCCAGGGCGTTCGCGGCGGCGGCGCGGGGACGCGCCAGGCCGGCGCCGCGCGCGGTGGTGGTGGCGTCGCCGGGGTCGTGAAGGGCGGCGCCAACGCCCCGACGCGCGGCGCCCAGGACGTCAACGTCAAGGCCCAGCGTCGCCAGGCGGCGTTCGACGCGCTGTCGGCCGCTATCAACACCGACGACGGCGGCACGGTCGAGATCGGTTAGCGACGGGGGGCGGGATCTGCCGTCCTGATCTCGCTGGCTTGACGGAACACGGCTAGCCGTGCACGTTAGCCGCACGACGGTTCGGCCTGGAGCACCGAACCGGATGCACGACCGACGGGGGTTCCCGGCGGGATGAACGCCGAGCGCGGGCGGCAACGCGGCGCGAGTTCATCCCTCCCCCCCCTAGGAGTGCTCCACCATGGGAACCGTCAATCAGGCCGCGATCGCGGCCGCGCTCGCCACCATTTTCGAGGACTCGATCACGTCGCAGATCAACCGTGCGACCGTGCTCCTCCAGGTGCTCCCCGTCGGCGACGGGACCACCGGCAAGAACATCGCCTGGACCGCGCGGTTCGGGACCGCGGTCGGCGGGAGCCGGACCGAGGGCGCCGCCGTCGTGACCCTGAACAACGACGCGAAGATCCCGGCCGTGCTGGAGTTCGGCACGTACGATGACGCGTTCGGCGTGACCGGCAAGGCGATGGCGGCAGCCAAGGCCGCGCGCAACCCGGCCGAGCTGGCGAACCTGTTCGTCGACGAGCTGGGCGACAGCGTCGAGCGGCTCGCGAAGGGCATCGCGATCGACGTCTACACCGGCGGCGGCGCGACCGATCAGATCTTCGGCCTCGTCGCCACCGGCGGCGGCGTGATGAACACCGGCACGTACGCCGGCATCGATCGCGCGGTCCGCACCCAGTGGCAGGGCACGGTCATGAGCAACGGCGCCGTGGGCCGCGCGCTGACGTTCGATCTGATGCGCGAGATGCGGCGCCGGATCTACACGGCGTCGGGTGCCAAGCCGGATCTCGTCGTCACCACGCCGGAGCTTCACGAGAAGTACGGCAAGCTGTTCGGTCAGCAGCGCCGTTACATCCAGGAGATCCGGCTCCGCGGCCAGACGATCACGCTCGACGGCGGCTATCAGATGCTCGAGTTCGACGGGATCCCCGTGCTCGAGGACGTCGATTGCCCGACGGGGATGATGATCTTCCTCAACACGCGGTACGTGAAGGTGGTCCAGCTCCCCGACGACACCAACGACGTCAACCAGTCGATGGCGATGATCGGGCTCGCCGGCACCGAGGAGGAGCAGCTCGGCACGCCCGCGCGCCGGCTGCGCGCGCGCATCAACCCGCTGGGCCGCGAGGGCGATCTCTATCGCTTCCAGCTCATCTGCTACCCGCAGCTCCAGGTCCGCCGCCCCAACTCGTGCGGCGTGATCGTCGACCTCGACGCCACGCTGTAGCCCGAGACGCTGGGGCTCGGCGCCTCGCGCGCCGCCGCCGAGCCCCAGTGAATCCGTCGGCGGCGCGCACCGGCACAGGAGCAAGTCACCGATGGATACCACCTTCGACGAGTTCGACCGCGACGCCGAGGAGACCTCCGAGGCGCGCGTGGTCAACGTCACCGACAACCCGGTCCGGTTCGAGATCGCCGCCGCGGCGGGCTCGAAGCCGCGGCGCTACAAGCTCGGGCCCTACGGATCGGCGAACGCTTCGATCCACATCGAAGCCGGCTATACCCAGCCTTTCAAGGGCGTGGGCCGCGGCATGGTGCGCGCCACGATCGAGTCGCTGACCGAGCGCGAGGCGTACCCCGGCGGCCCGCGGCTCCCCGCCGTGGTCCACGAGTCGCGCGTGGATGTCGTGCGCGCGGCGTGGGCGGCGGCGATGGCCAACAAGGGCAAGATCCCGACGACGATGGTCATCCTCCCGCGCGTCGACGGCGGCGATCCGATCCACGCGGCGATCGCGTCGCCGGAGGCGGTCGCCGCCGACGCCGTCGCTCGCGCGAGCAAGCCGGCGCCGCCGCCGCCCGTCGAGGACGTCGAGGATCAGAGCGGGCCGATCGATCCGGATCCCGATGCCGATCTGCCGGCGCTGGACGATCTTCCGGTCGTGGCCGCCGACCCGGAGCCGACCCCGACGCGCGCCAAGGGCGGCCGCTCGAGCCCGACCGTGGGGGCGCGATAGGCCGTGGCGCTGACCGGCGTCCAGAAAGCGCGCATCCGCAAGTATCTCGGGTGGTCTGCGCGCTTCGGCCAGTTCGATCGTGCGATGGAGGGCGCGCTCGAGGCGATCTCCGTCGACCCCGATCAGGAGGCCGAGGTGCTCGCGGACCTCACCGAGTGCATCCGCATCGACGCCGCGATCGCCGCCGCCGAATCGCGGCTCAAGGCCACCAAGGTCGGCCCGATCGATCTCAACCAGGGCGAGATCGGCCAGCTCCGCAACCGCGGCCGCACGCACGTCGGTCGCATCGCCACCGCGCTCGGCGTCGAGGTCCGGGAGGATGCCTTCGGGCCCGACCTCCCGCGGTTCCGCGCCGGACCCTGGGGGCCTCACGGCGGGGGCAACGCCCAGCGCCAGGGCTGACACCTTTCCGGGCCGGCGGCGGGGCGTACTTGCTCCAGTGCCACCTCGCCGCCGGTACCCGGGATCTTTCCACGAGCACAGGAGCAAGAGGCCAACACCATGTCGACCGGCATTCGCAAGGAATTCACCAAGGACGAGGCGACCGCCGCCGAGCGCGTCTGGCTGTTCCACCTCACCAACACGGCGGACGGCACCAACGCGACCGGCAAGACGATCGCGGGCGCCGACTTCATCATCAGCAAGAACGGTGCGGCGTTCGGCAACGCCGCTGGCACCGTGACCGAGCTGTCGGGCGGCTGGTACACGATGGCGTTCGCCGCCGCCGACCTCGAGACCGAGGGCGAGCTGGCCTACGTGATCAGCGAGTCCGGCTGCGACACGCTGCGCGGCGCGCACCGGATCAAGCGCTGGGACGAGGACGTGGCCACCGCGGTCCCGCCCGACGGCGGGCTGACGGCGGCGAAGTTCGGCGCCGACGCGCTGGCCGCGATCTCGACCCGCCTCGACACGCGGGTCAAGACGGCGTCGATGACCGCCAACGGCGTGAGCGCGATCTCCATGCTCGGCGCCATCGACGTGACGGTGGAGGTGACCGGGACGTTCGACTCGGGCTCGGCGCAGATCCAGACCACCGAGGATCCCGCCGCCGCCGTGCCGGTCTGGACGAACCGCGGTTCGGCGCTGACCGCGAACGGTCAGGTGGTGGTGGCCGGGCCGCACAGCGCGATCCGCGTCAACCTGACCGGCGTCGTCACCGCCGCGGCGCTCGCGCTCAAGTTCATCATCCGCAAGCCGGCGGGGCTGTAGAGCGCGACGATGGCGGTTCCTGTCCTCGTCGGCGCGGCGGTGCTCGACCCGAACGTGCTGGTGGATTCGCTGGTGCCCGACGTGATCGACGGGCTCCGCGAAGATCTCCAGCCGCAGTTCGGCGTCCGGGCGTATCGCGTCTACAGGCTGATCCGCACGTGGAGCGGCGCGCGCGTCGGCGAGGGCACGATCACGGTCAACGACGGGGCCGAGCTGCGCCCCCAGCCGCTAGTCGCGGTCTGGGACGGACTGCGCTTCGCTCAGGCGGCGTGCGGTGTCGAGGAACTGGGCGAGGTGAGGCTGACCGAGGTGTCGCTGACGTACACGTACGCGCAGCTCACCGGCGCGCCGCTCGCGCGCAACCAGGAGGCGTTCATCGCGATCGGCGAGGCGCACGGCCAGGGCAATCCGATCCGCCTGTTCACGCACACCAAGCCGCCGTTCGTCGATCGGGTCAAGGATCTGGGCTGGGTCGTGTGGCTGCGCGAGGTCAAGGGGGCGTCGTGGCTACCCTGAGCGTCAAGGCCACGGACCTCGCCGCGGCGCTGCGATCCGGCAACGACGAGATCGCGCGCGCTGTCGTGCGCGGCGTCGCGATGGGTGCTCACCGCGCGCGGGCGGTGATGGTCAAGGCCACGCCGGTCGATCAAGGCCAGCTCAAAGCCGGCTGGTACGTGTTCCTCGGGTGGCAGGGCGTGGGCAAGACCAAGATCCCAGCCATCGGCGCCATGCTCGCCGAGCTGGGAAACTCGGCGCCGCACATCGGCATCGTCGAGCTGGGCGCGCGCCCGCACAAGACCAACGCCGAGGGCTGGGCCGCGATCTACGAATGGGCGCGCCGACACTTCGGCTACACGCCGGCGGGCGGCGGCCGCATGCGGCGGATCGGCGGCGACACCGGGGAAGATCCGTTCCTGTCGGCGATCACCTGGGGCATCGTCAAGCGCCTCGAGCGCGAGGGCCAGAAGCCAACGTTTTTCGTGCGCGACAACCTCCCGACGCTGCGCCGCCTGATGGGTGAGGAGATCAGCCGGTCGATCGCGCACGCCGCCGCCACGCTCAAGCCGCCGGTCGGCCGGAACAGCGCCGGCCGCTACACCAAGGGCGGGTCGTAGCGATGTGCGTCGTGCGAACCTCGGTGTGGGACGCGTTGGCGGCGGCGATCGCGTGCGCGATCCCGGAGCTGGACGGTCACATTTGCGTGGACGTCGCGCCCGCCGGCGAGGTGGAGGAGATCCCGAACCTGACGATCGAGCCCGGAAAGCTCGTGTACGACCCCAATCAGGCGCTCGAGATGGCTGTGCTCCCGGGCGCCCGCGTCGTGTACAGCGTCGGCGCGTTCGAGGGCCCGGTGGCGATCTCGATCGTCGCCGCCAACGTCGGCGAGCGCGAGACGTTGACCGGCAAGCTGATCGACCTGTTCCTGTCGACGCCGCTCCGGCCCGGCGTGCTGATGGTCCCGGTGACGTCGTGCCCCGACCTCGGCGCGTTCGCCGCCGCGTTCGAGCTGGACGACGACGAGACGAACAACGGCCGCGCGTTCGATCGGCGATACGAGCACCGGATCGCCGTCAACGCCGTGATCCCCGCGCTGACGACGCGCCGCGGGGTCTACACGATCCAGCAGCTTCGACTCGGCATCGCGCCGGTCGATGGTCCGCCCATCACCTCGGCAACGATGGTCCCGCCGGCCGTCGAGGT